CTCTCAAGATAGAACTTCCGCTCTCGTTCATGCTCAGCATCAGCCAACTCATTGACCTTTATTTGATTCTCTGCATGGATCCGTTCTGATTCACATAAGCGACAAAGGACATCATTTGTCCGAAGGATTTTGATCAAGGGAATCCCATGCTTTTCGCAAATTTCAGCCTGCTGTTCAGTATTTCTATGGTAAGATAAGGCCATCTCCTCGAGTGCATCAGTTACCATGATACCTTACCTCCGCAAGCCTGCCAGCTGGCCATGTCTGACAAGCAAGCAGTGGCAGTAGAAAGAGGTTGTTTTGCAAGCAGTGACTTCTTTTCCTCGCTTATCGGATAAAAGTCATCTTCAAATTGCTCGATAAGTTCTAAAATCCCCATTCGTCCTTAGCCCCCTGTTCTGATTTTTTCCCATTTTGTTGTCTTTCTGGAAGATGGGAGTTCTTGCTATCTTTATATTTACGGTCGTTCTCATCTACCTGTTCAATCGTTGTGAAACCTTTCTTTTTCCAATTTTCAAGAATGCCTCTTAGATACTTAAAACTAGGTTGATAAGCTTCAGAAGTTATCTCTACTGCACGGTTTAACATATCAAAACTCATTCCATCAAGTCCTACATATTCAAGCAACTGTTGATGTTGTTTCTCGTTGATTCGAATACCACTATGTTTCAAATTTTCAGAGAGGCTTGAACTAATCATCACCTTATTATCTATATCTTTATCTATATCTTTATCTATATCTCCGTTGCAAGTTGTTGCAATGGTGTTGCAATGCAACAACTTCAACTCTCTATGTTTGCGACTTCTACGAGTGCTCGCCGTTTCACTTCCGACCATCTCAGGAACTTGTTCTAAAAAATAATCTCTGTCATTTTTTCTAGTCAGCAAGCCCTTACTCTCCAAGAAAATCAAAGTGATTTTAATATCTTCAACATTCTCATCAATGACAAGAGCGATTTCTTCAGCTAGATTGTCAGCAAGGCCATCGTAGTAGATGTGCCCACCATCCTCTAAACTAATCAACATCATTTTGAGATAGATGATAGTGTGTGTATCGCCACCAGCAATCTTCCGAAGCAATTTCATTTCTTTAGATTTGAAAAAATCTTGAGCTAGTTGAATCCAGTAGTATCGCTTGTTTTTAACAGCCATTGATACCCTCCGTTTCTCTACTAATCCACAAATGTTTCTTTTCGTGTCACGGAATCAATATCCACACGTCGCCCTGTTTTAAAGTCGATAAAGCCTTTTTCAACTTGTGGCGCTTGAAATTGAATCTTCTTTTTTGCTCTCATGGCCATTTTAAGTTTGATATTCATCATCAGTGATTCAATCAATACCACTGATACTACTGTACCTACTGCGATAATTTGTAAATTGTTCATGTTTTTTATCCTCTTTTTGTGCTATAATATAGTCAAATAATTTTGCTAAGAC